CTGTTTGGCAGCGCAGGGCCGGGCGACATGGTGCGCTACAACCGCATCGAAAGCCACATTGATTTGGTGGCGTCGTTCTTGTATGCGCCCGACCATGCTTTCTACAATATCGCGGCGCAGCGCAACGCCTCAGACGAAGTCGTCAAACAGGCCACCGCCCTGCAGGACGAGTTCAACGACGACTTCCAGGACATGGGGGCCAACGATGCCTTCTCCGAAGCTATCCCCTGGTCCTGCGTCTACAACACCATGCTGTGCAAGCAGGGCTGGAACGACATCCGCGGCGAGGGCACGATAATGCTCATCCCGCCGCACCAGTTCGGGGTGTTTCGGGAAGACCTGACCGGACTCGATGAGCAGGAGGCGTTCGTTCACACCTACCCGCTTGAGTATCACGATGCGGTGGAACGCCTGAACCGCGCCGGCCGATCGACCGACATCGCCCGCATGTCGATCGTCAACCAGCCCTACGAGTCGCCGTTCCCTGAGATGTTGACGAGGATGATCATTGCGGGCACCGGCGGGCTTAATCTTCAGGGCAACATCCTCGGCCAGATCAACCCCGAATACACGCCGCTCGATACCTACCAGCCGCAGACCCAGCACCCCATGGTGATGTTCAACGAACTGTGGGCATGGGACTCGGAGTGCGCCGATTACCGGATTTTCCACCTGGTCGAGCCCGACATCCTGATCGGCGACAGCCGCAAGACCGTCCGCGCCATGATGTCATCGCCGGGCGCACGGCGGATGCTGGAGGACAAGGCTGGAAAAACCCCGCGGCGCAGGCGCGCTGCCAAGGACGGCGAGCTCGCCACAGTGGCGCCCGGTGACGACGAATTCGCCATCTCGCAGTCCAACCTGTTCCTGCCCGGGGAAAATCCCTTCACCAAGATCCAGCCCTACCGCAAGTACAACTACTTCTGGGGCAAGGCACACATCGATAGCCTGACGAGCCTGCAGGACTGGATGAACGAGAGATTCGAACAGATTGATGATTTGCTGGAGAAACAGGCCTACCCAGCCAAGTGGGGAAGTGGCATGAGCGGCCTCACGGACGAGAAATTCGAGCAGTTCGGGGCGGCCGACACCTCCATCCTGGAGCAGACGCCTGGCGCTAAGATCGAGGAATTGAAGCCCGACATGCCCGAAGACATGTTCGCGGAACTCAAGGAGATAGGCGTTTTTTTCCTGGAAGCATCGGGGCTGACGGAGGTGATTTCCGGCCAGGGCGCCCAAGGGGTGCGGTCCAAGAACCACGCCCAGGCACTGCAGCGAACCGGATCCGGCCGCATCAAGCGCGCCGCGCTGGCGCTTGAGCCCGCCCTGGTGCGGCTCGGTGACCTCGGCCTCAAGCTCAAGATGCGCAACGACGATGACGCCATCATCCCGGAGCCCTATGAGGGCAAGGATGGGAAAGAGACCTCCGAGCCCTTCGTTGCGGCCCAGCTCGCCACCGACGTCAAGATCAAGATCAGCGGCCATGCCCACTCGCCGCTGTTCGTTGACGACGCCCGCGAGATGGCGGCGCTGCTCAAGAAATCCAACGCGATTGACAACGAGATGTTCGTTCGCATGCTCCACCCGCCCAACCAGGACGCCATCATTCACGGTCAGCGGGCGCAGGCGCGCAAGCAGCGCCAGATGCTGCAATCGCTGCCGCCCGAACAGCGCCTCCAGGCCATCGCTGGCGGCGGCGGCGGCCGTCGGCGACGTTGACTTTTATTCCTATCCATGTGACTTTATTCCCACCTCTTAGACCAGCGGAATGCACCGCAAGAGCAGAACAGGAGGCAGGACATGTTGGGCCACGCTATCGTGCACAACCGTCGTCGGCGCAAGCATCGCCGGCGTTAATCCACCCCCCCTTACCACTTTCCTCCCTGGACGCGCACGCGCGACCCTGGCCAAAAGCCGGGGTCAGTTGTTTCATGTGAAACAATTCCCATACATTGACTTAATTCCTAGGAAAGAATACCAATCCAAGGCATGGCTCAGATGCCCATGCCATTCATGCCGCGCGGACCAGGCGCAGGCCCCGCCGGAGCAGCCCCTGCAGCGCTGCCAAAGTCACCAATCGGAGGCGCTGGCGGCCCCGGGGCAAGCCCGATGGTGTCGCCCGGCGCTAATGCGGGAGGCAAGGCCAAGGCGGTAGCCAAGATCAAGGCCTGCACCCAGACATTGCTCGCCGAGGCGATGAATTTCGAGCCCGGCAGCCGGGAATTCAACGGGCTCATGAGCGCAATCAAGGCGCTCAACCCCGTATTCGGCAAGCCAACCGACCAGGATCTCGTTCCGGCCGCGCGGCGCCAGATCGCACAGGCGCCCAAGCCGCCGCTAGCCGGCAGCCCTCCACCGGGCATGGGCGGCGGCCCCCCTCCCACAATGCCTCCAGGCGGCCCAATGGGCGGCGGCGGAGGCGGAATGCCACCGGAGATGTGACATGGCGCAGGATTACCTCAAGCCGAAGGGCGTCAATACCTCCAACCTGCAAAAGCGCAGCATGGAGGACGGCCAGTTTCGCAACCCGCCGACCATGTCGGCTTTCGGCGGTTTTACATCGGTCGACAAGGGCAAGTTCGACCGCAACAAGATGACCCTTGAGCGCGGCGGCCCGAAGGCTGTCAGCGGCAGGCCGATCTGATGGACATCGGCAACGCCGTTGATCGGATGCGCGACGGCAGCCATGTGCGCCGCGCCGGATGGAACGGCAAAGGCATGTGGATTGCCCTGACGCCCGGGCAGCCAGTCGATGCGGCAGGCACCTTTTGCCGGCCGTTTGTCTTCATGAGCACCGTCGATGGCAGCCTGATTCCTTGGCTGTGCTCGCAGACCGATCTTCTCGCAATCGATTGGGAGCTTGCTTGATGGGCGGCGACTACATGCGGCCGAAAGGCTTGACGAAGGAGCAGTTGTTCAAAGCTCGCACGGAGGATTTCGAGTTCCGCAATCCGATGGGGAACTCATACACCATGCGCGGCAGAACTCCGGACCTTCCCTCCTCCCCGCCCAAGCGCCCAGCCAACCTGGATGGGACGCGCCCCGGCGGCCGCAACAAGACTTATGAAAAAATGCTCGGCATGGAGAAATCCATCACAGGAAAGAGTCCGCTCTGATGGAACCCAAGCTTGCCGATATCGTCGATCGCCTCAAGAGCATGCTTTCCAGTTTCGGCTATCCGCTCGATTGGGAGCGGAAAAACTTGCAGGACGCGATCGATGAAATCGAGCGCCTGCGAAGGAGCCCGCACTGATGGCCGCCCCGCGTCTCACCCCCCAGCAGCAGGCCGATCTCGCGACGCTCGCGTATAACCTCGGCCACAATCCCGAAACCCGCAAAGACCTCGCCAAGCTGGTCAAGAAGATCGACCCGCAGCGCGCCGCACGCTCCTTCGCCGACGTCGACCAGGTCGACAAGCTCGAAGCCTTCCGCACCGAAATTGAGGAGAAGCTCGACCTCAAGGGGGCCAAGGCCGCCAAGGATAAGGCGGACGAGCAGCGCGCCAAGCTCGCCGAGCGCTACGACGAAAAGCGCATGGAGGCCATCGAGGCGGAGGCCGCCCGACTCGGAACCAGCGACCTTGAGTCTGCCGCCATCGTCTATGCCCACAGGAGCGGCGAAACGGACCCGTCCGTACAGCCGCCATCGCCGAGCGAGCGGCCGGGTGCGACGTGGGAATTCCCGACCGTCGCCGGCAAGGACGGCAAGCAAATGGACTTCAAGTCCTTCGCCGCCGATCCGCGCACGCACTCGCTCAACGCCGCCTACAACGTCATCACGGAATTCAAGAACAAGAGCCTGTCGCCGGGTTTTCGGCGCTGATGAGGAAGTGACCTATGCCCCAACTTGGTAGTGGCATCATCCCGGCCGCCTCGGCGATAGCGACAGAGCTTAGCGCCGTCGTCCGCAGGGGATTCATGCCCCGGGTGTATGTGCAGCTGTGGAAGTCGGCTCCGCTGATGGCCTGCCTGTTGTCGGCCGCACAGGTGGCCTCGGGCGGTCTATCGCCCATCACGGCCCCGGTCCAGGGCGCACCGATGGTGTCGGGCCAGTGGGTCGATTACTCCGGCTCGTTCAACCAGCCCGGCGTCATGCCCGGCATCCAGAACGCCGAGTTCAACCTCAAGGCCTATTGCACGCCCGTCCCGTTCCTTGGATTCGAAGGCCTCGTGCAACTCGACTACTCTATTGTTCCGCTCATCGACGCGCGCATGAACGACGCGACTAATGTGAGCATAGATACTTTCGCCACAACCCTTTATAATAACGTAGCAAATACCCAACAACTGATTGGATTACCCGCCGCAATCGACGACGGAACTTTCGCCAACGTCTACGGCGGCATCTCGCGATCGGTCAACACCTTCTGGAAATCCACCTACGTCCACAATGCCGGCAACGTGGTGCCGACCCGCAACCTGATGCTGCAGTACATCGCGCAGGTCAGCAAAACGACCGGCGAAATGCCCCAGATCGGCATCATGGGATTTGGCACATGGACACTGCTCGCCCAGGACTTTACCCCGCAAGAGCGGTATTCGATCAATCCGGCAAATCGGATGGAGGCGAGCGCGGACTTCGTTGGCCACTCGTCTTTTCAGGCCTTGGACATAGCAGGAATCCCCTTCTACGCGGATCCGTATACGCCGGAGGGGACGCTTTACATCATAAATACGAATTACTTGTCTCTGTTCCTGCACGAGAGGGCGGCCTTCACTTTTACTGGCTTCGAGTCGACACTCCCTAACAACCAGTTCGGATACATAAGCGCGATCCTGTCGCTGCTCGAACTGGTCGACGTCAAACCCAAGTGCCACGCCAAGATCGATGGCCTGCAATTCCTGAACATCTGAGGTCGCCCCATGGGTCAGATTCGCGGTCCTGGCATTCCGCTCACCTTCGATTCACCGCAGAATACCCAGCGCGGCGAAATCATCACGCTGCCATCCGGCGGGCAGTACTACCCGCTCGCGGGCGACTACCTGATCGCCTCGGGCAGCCAGACCATCCTGGAATGGTGGGATCCTAACAACCTAATGTGGCGGGCCTGGGCTCCGCCGGGTTCCTACGCCACGTTCACCTCAGATGGCGGCAACTTCCGACTCATCAACTATTCCGGTGTCGTGGCCGGCGCCAAGATTACCAACGCGGGCTCGGGCGGCACTAACGGCATCGGTCCGGCGCAGACCGGCGTTCTCGTTGCAATCGCCGCCCCGGCGGCTGGGGGTGTGACCGCGACCGCGCAAGCCTACGCCATCGTCGGCGGCTCGGTGGCGGCCCCCACCATCACGCAGGGCGGCTCGGGCTTCCTGGTGCCGCCGCTCATCCTGATCGACCCGCCTCCGCAGGGCGGTATCCAGGCGACCGCGGTGGCGACCATCTCGGCCGCGGGCGTCATCACCGCCATCACGATGCAGAACGTCGGCGCCGGCTACATCTCGACGCCGGCCTTCTACGTGGTGCCGAACCCGCAGTTTGCGTTCGCAACGCCGCAATATCCGCCCGCCATCGGCTCCCCGGCCAACCTTCCCGGCGCGCTCGGCGGCGCTGGTGTCTTCCCGCCGCCCGGCCTCATCAACCCGGCCAACGTCTGGGCCGGCTCGCTGTATCAGGGCAATATTGCGCTTGGCACCCTCGGTGTGCTGCTCACCCCTGCTGTCCTCACGGGCTCCGGCACCCTGACCGGCCTCGTGATCACGTTCAACGGCGGCGGCTACCGCGGCGATAGCGTCCCGGCCATCTCGTTCTCCGGCGGCGGCCTGGCGGGCGGCGTGGCGGCTACAGCCATCATGTCGTTCTGCATGAATGCGGCTACCGCAACGGCGACTGGCGGTACGGCCGCGGTTGTTGGGTCACCAGCAATTACTTCCCTCGGTTTGATCGCCAGCAGCTTCAATAATGGTCAATTCTGGCCGCGCCCGGCGCGTGGTCTTATCACTGCCGCCGCAGGGTCGTTCACAGTGGAAGATCCCGGCTTTGGCCTGCAGGGCGGTGCCGTCCTGGTGAACGGAGGCAGCACAAGTCTCGCCACGGTGACCAACACCCAATACGGCAGCATTGTCGACACCACAGTCATCCAATCAACGGTGAACTCATGATCAAGCCCGTAGAGCCCGGCCCTGCCTGTACCCCGGCCGAGCAATCGCAATACGCCCAGGACATGGCCAAGTGGACCGACTGGGTGCGCGAGCACCCGGAGGAGGCGCAGGAGGCTGACTCCATCCGCAGCGCCCCGCAGTCGCCTGCGTCGACTCCTCAGCCGAAGTACGACGAGGACGACTAATGACCGACGCCGTACCGGCCGACCAGCTGCAGCGCGTCCGCGTCGTCAATCGCAACGACTTCGCGATCAAGGACCGCTTCGACGGCGTGCCATACGTGTTCAAGCCCAATGAAGAGGTCGACCTCCCGCTCGACGTCGCCAACCACATCCTGGGCTGGCCCGGCGACGAGGAGGACCGCTGGCGCCACATGGCCAAGCGCTGGGGCTGGAACCTGCCGGACCACATCAAATTGCAATGGAAGGGCCGTCCGCTCTGGGAGCACTACTGCGCCAACGTGGAAATCACGGTCCAGAATTACGAGCTGCGCCGTGTCACCGACCCCGACGGGGCCATTCCGGCCGATCAGGAGGGGGAATTCGAAGACCCCAGCAAGACGACCTGGAACATCCGCAACCCGCGCTCGACCCGTAGGGTGGGCAAGGGCAAGAAGCGCAGCGGCTGGCCGAAGGGCAAGGGCCGGGGGCCGCGCAAGCTGCAACTCGAGCCGCAGATGCAGGCGCCCGATCCGCAGCCGGTTGAAACCCAGCCCCAGCCAGAGCCGGCGACGGAGGCGTGAGAATGAATGTCCACGCTCGCGCTGCAGGACTACGTTAACCAGGTCCAGTCGCTCATCCACGACTCGACCAATAGCGCCTGGTCGCAAGCCGAGATAATCAGCCGCATCAACGACGCCCGCAAGGACGTGTCGCTCGACATGCAGTGCGTGCGCACGCTGAAAACCGGCGTGCAACTGCTGCTCAACAAGGAAACCTACAACTACGTCGGTGCGGTGGCGGGGGCCAACGTCACGGCCGGAGGTAGCAATTATGGTGCCGGTTCTACAGTACCAGTCACTTTTGCTGCTGCTCCTCCAGGCGGGACTACTGCTCTTGGGATTGGGAATCTTACTGGCGGAGTTCTTACGTCAATATCGCTCACGCAATGGGGCCAGGGCTACACGTCAGCCCCCAGCATCACCATCGGAGGAATAGGCTCGGGCGCGGCAGCGTCGCCGGTGATGCTGATCAACATCCTTAACGTCATTTCGATATCCAATCTCTGGAATACCATGCGCTACACCCTGAGCTTCAGAGGCTTTACGGTGTTCCAGGCCTGGGCGCGCATGCTCCAGTCCCAGGGCTTCACCTCCCAGCCCGGCATATGGACGATCCACCAGCAGGACCAGCTGGTCTACGTAGACCCGCCGCCCAACCAGCTCTACCTCTCCGAATGGGATGTGGTGCAGATTGCCTCGCCGCTCGTCGCCCTGACCGACATCGACACGCAAATCCCCGACCCGTGGGCGCAGGCGGTGCAGTTCAAGGCGGCCGAGCTGCTGCTCATGAAGCACCAGAACTTTGGCCAGTCGGAATACTACGCCCGCAACTATGACCGCTACGTGCCGCGCGTCATTGCCGGCGCCGGCGGCTACCGCATTGCCAATCCGTACAACCGCTCATTTTACGAAAAGATGCGGAGGACGTAATGCTTAATCTTACAGTTGGCACTGGTTCTTTTGCAATTTGGCTTCTCATTCCGAGGACGGTGAATTGCGGGATTGGGTTCTACTTGTTTCCGCGAACTTGGAAGTTCGGGCTGGAGACGCGTGAACTTCCTTGGAGTCAATATCGTACTTTGCGCTTTGGTCCGATCGGTTTTTCGGTCGGCGTAGCGACGTGGTGACCTGATGGCGCGCCAGGCCCACCGCATGCAACGCACCGGCCAGAACGCGCCGCCGCAGCAGACGGCCAGGGTCATCGCGTTCCAGCAGTTCGAGAAGATGAACACCAAGCCGGCTCGGCAGAACCTCCCCGAGACCGAGGCCGGCTGGATGGAAAACCTGCAGCCGATATCGGGGAACGACCTAAAGGCGGTGCCTGGCGCAGCCGCGACACTGGCGACCCTGACGGCGGAAACCGTCTCGCGATTCTTTGAGGCCAACATCGGCGCCGTCGATTACATCATTGCCTTTACGGTCCTCGGCGCCGGCATTGCGATAAATGCGGACACTGGCGTTAAGACCACTTTCGCTCCGGATGGAACGTTCTCGCCACTCCCGGACATGACGGTGTATAATTCTCAGCGCATCCTGATCATGGACCCGCTGGCGGGCTACGCCACCTGGGATGGGACGTTGTTCGTCCAGTCCGGGACGGGAGGCATATCCCCGAATATCCACGTCACTAATGGAGGATCAGGTTATGGCGCACCACCCGCGGTCAGCTTTACAGGAGGCGCTGGAGGAAACGCCGGCGGAGCTGCGGCAACGGCTGTCCTTTCTGGGGGATCGGTTGTTGCAGTTAATCTTACCAACCCGGGAACAGGCAACGCGGCTGGAGCAGCGATTACGGTTGTATTCACGGGCGCAAACACAACGCCTGCGACCGCAACGGTGGTGGTCTTTCCCCAGGTCTCCGGCAACACCATAGCGGTGTTCGCCGGACGGGTCTGGTGGGTATCGAAAACCACATCGGGAAACTTCCGGCAGCTGAACTTTACCGGAACTGCGGGATTCGATGACATCAACCCCGCCAACGCCGCAGGTTCGACCACCATCACGGATGCCGACCTCGCCCACAACATTACCGCGCTGCGGGCGCTCAATAACTTCCTCTACATCTTCGGTGACCAGTCGATAAAGCAGATCGGCAGCATCACGGTAACAGTCCCCGGCTCCATCACGCTGTTCACGCCGCTGACGCTCGCTTCCGATATCGGCACGTCATTCCCGATGACGATACTCAGCTACAATCGCCTCGTACTGTTCGCCAACAAACAGGGGGTTTATGGGATCTTCGGGGCATCGGTGCAGAAAGTCTCCGATGATCTCGACGGCATCTTCCAGGCCACTGACTTCTCCCTCCTGCCATCGGCGGCGCTCAACGACCTCAACAACATCCATTGCTACCTCCTGCTGCTCAAGTACCTCGACCCGGTCCTGGGCTTGCGCTCCATCATCGTGGCGTTTCAGCAGAACAAGTGGTTTGTCATCTCTCAGGGCAGCCTCATCGCTATCACGTCGATTCCGCTCGGCAGCACAACCCAGGTCGAAACCTTCGGGTCGAGCGGAAGTGATGTCACGCAACTGTTGAATAACCCCAACGTCGCGGTGCCGGTGACGTTGCGCACCGCGCTGTCGTCCCACGGCAACCTCATCCAGGCCAAGAAGGCCATCAAGGCCGGCGTCGCGGTGACGACCTCGCTGGCGCAGAACTTCACCATGAAGGTCGAGACGGAAAACAACAGCGTCTCCTATCCGCTGGCCGCTGCCTCGGTAATCAACTGGATCAACAACTCCGGCGGCCTGGTGACGTGGCAGAATAACTCGCTCGGCACCGTGATCTTCATCGGCGGCGGCTTCCGCTTTCCGTACAGCAGCGTCGACGGCTACGGCAAGGTGCTCGGGGCCACCATCACCGGGACCGTGCTGCTGTTCGCCATCAACGCGGTCGCAATCGAATACATCGACGCCGACGAATGGGGCATCCTGCCATGAGCACGCTTGCAAACTCCACCATCACGGCGGTCAACAACCTGGGCACCAGTCCGATCAGCATCATCGGCTCAAATGCATCGCGCCAACTGATCACGTTTCACAATCCCGGAACAGTGGATATCTTCGTGTTCCCGACCACGGTGCTGTCCGGCGGCGCGAGCGTCACACTGACCCCGTCGCTCGCGTCCCTTGGCGGCGGCTTTCGCATATTCGCCAACGGCGGCGATCGAACGATCGGTTTCCCGGCCGCCGCGCAAGCATGGCAGGCGCTGGCCGCCAGCGCTTCCAACAATCCACTCACCATAATGGAGCAGACGCAATGAAGAGGCTGCTGATCGCGCTTGCCCTGCTGTGGAGCTCGCCGGCGCTGGCGCAGAATGTGCTATGTCCGACGCGACCGGCCGGCGACAGCAGCAACGCGTGCGCGTCAACCGCGTTTGTGCAAGGCGCTGTCTCTGCTCCTGTTGCGCCGCTGATTATCAACCCGCCGGCCGGCAGCCTGACGCAAGGGCTGCTGGTGACACAGACCCCAACCGGTAGCATCGGGGCGACTAATTTCCTGGGCAGCCAATTCGCCTTCAATACGGACAACGTTGCCGTCAGCGGCGTGCTTAACTATACGTCGGTCTTGAATATAGCCCACAATTTCGGCGGCGCTGCCATGACGGGGGCGCGCGAAAGCCTGCACGTTCAATCGACCCTCACGGCCGCCGGTAATGCGGTCGACTCCAACCGGCAATACGTCAGCGCCGTGTTCTCCATGAACGTCGGCGCCAACAACAACAATCTCGGAAATTATTTTGGTGTCGGCGCTGTCTGCGGCGCGGCGCCGTCCATCGGAACGTTCGGTCAATGCGCAGGCATCGAAGCTGACCTGTTCGTTCAAACGGGATCGACGCCTGCGATCAAGTGGGGCTATTCGGCGTTTTCTATCACCGGCGACGCGGTGCAGGGATCGGCCTGGGATGCCGGCTTTGCAGTGTTGTGCCAGACCGGCGCCGTTTGCTGGAAGAATGGCTTTCTAGTCGCGAACCAGGGCGGGCTGGGCGGTGTTGCCACCACCGGCACCCTGTTCGGTACGCAGGGATCGTTTACGGTTGCCAATGCGCTCGACGCGTCGTCAGCGACGGTCACCGGGAACTGGCTGAATTTTCTAGGTGCATCGGCAGGGATTACGGGATCATGGCAGGCTTCTACGGGCACCCTGACCGCAACGAGTTCCGTTTCATCAAGTCCCGGTTTTTCGCTGACGAATACGACAAGCGACGCAAACGGACCCGGCCTAAGTTTTCAGAAAAGCCGAACGGGAGGAAATACGCTTGCGGCGGATTCGCTGGGCGGGATTGCCGCTTTTGGTTTTGCAAATGCCGCCTCGCGTCTTACGGCCGACATAGCTTTTAGCCAAGCCGCCGCTTCGTCTGGAAGTAATATACCCTCCAACATTTCTTTTCTTACCAGCAATGCGACGACGCTGTTTGCCAATTCGATGAAATTCGATTTCAACGGGCATCTAGCATTTACAGGACCGGCACCAACGGCAAATGCTTGTGCTGGGTTTGCGCTCGGAACCGGATCAAGCGACACTGCAGGATCACTTACTTATACCAGCGGAACCACATGCTCGATCACGTTTGGAGCAACCTACGGTGTTGCACCTAAATGCACTGTCGCTCCGGGCACTGCGGCGTCGACAGTTCTAGCTGTTCCGTCGACCAGCGGGTTAGCAATAACGTTCGGCACCGCGCAGGCGGCGCTGTCATGGACCTGCTTTGGAGCATGATCATGCGGATTGTTTTCTATGTTGCTGGAATGCTGGCCGCATTGAGCTTCCTTGGTTTTGCTTGTTTGGCAGTGCAGGTTGCGCTGGCGCAGCAGCAGTCGCCCACTGAGCAGGCACTGAGCACCAAGCTGATCAAGGAAATCAACGAGGGCCTGTCGTGCAGCGTGGCGTTGTCGCAAGCACAGGCAAAGATTGTCGAACTGGAAAAGCAGCTCGCCGAGGCCAGGAAATGACCACAGAGTTCCAGCCCAACACCGTCGTCTATGGCGACGTCGCCGGGCTCGGCGCGTGGTCGGACGGCCACTTCCGCCAGCACCTGCGCTACAACGCGGTGCTCGCCAAAAGAACGCCCGCAGTCGTGCTGCCGGAATTCCCGATCATGTATTTTGGTGGCAACCGGCAGGAAATCCGGTTCTGGCTCAACGCTCATGAGAACTGGCACGAGCTGCTCCGGCCGATCGCCGGCGTCACGGGGGCCAACCTGGCCGACCTCGACTTTGACGATCCGCGGTATTTCTATTCGTGGCAGGACACGCACAACATCGAGCACGCCTTGCTGGATCAGGCATTCGGAGTCGCATGATGAACGAATTGACCACCTATCGGACTATCGACCTCACGTACCAGCGCGAGGACTTCAACCCCGATGCGTGGGATTGGTTGCGCCAAAAGGGGATGTTCGATGCGCACGGTGTGGAATTGCGCGGCTTTCCTTCTGACCTCGATATCCCTCGCTATCTTCAAATGCAGCGCGAGGGGCGCTTAGTCTACATCACGGTGCGTGATACGGGTGATGTTGTGCAGGGCTACTCAAGCCACTTTTGGCACCGTGACCTGCACTTCAACGCGCGAGTGGCGCAGGATGATGCGTGGTATGTGGAACCTGCCTTGAGAAAGCTCGGCATCGGCCGCCGTCTGCGCGAGGTCGCGCTGGAAGAACTGCGCAAGGCAGGCGTCCGGTACGCCTATGGCCGGCTCAAGACCGCGCACCCGCATGATGAGAGCATGCGGGATCTGGGCTATGTTCCGTGGGAAACCGTTTTCATCAAGGAACTCTGACGTGAGCGAGCTTATGCACGATACGGCTGACTGGTCCTGGCGCATGGTCCTCGGAGGCGGCGGGGGCGATGGCGGCGGCGGGGATGGTGGTGGCGGTGGGGATGCTGCAGCGACAGGCGAGAGTGGTGGCATCGGTGGAATTGGCGACGCGGGAGGCGGTGTCGGCGGGCTGGGCGGCACTGGCGGCGAGGGCGTGGGGCCGGATAGCGGCACTGGCGGCGGGTTCGGGGCTGGCGCAACGGACCAGTCAGGGGCCACCGCGGGCGTTACCGGCGCGGCGGCAACGACCGGGGAGGGGTTTGGAGCCGGCGGAGAGGCTGCCGGATTTGGCGGCGCGGCTGGTTTTGGCGGTGCGGCGGGCGGCGGGTTTGGAGCTGGCGCCACTGACCAGTCCGGGGCTGCGGCTGGGGTAACCGGGGAGGCTGCTGGGGCCGGGCCTGGTTTTGGCGGGACGGGCGGTTTTGGCGGGGCGGGTGGATTCAGCGGCGCTGGCGCAGGTGGTGATGCTCTCGGCCCCGGTGGTGGGCTGGCCGACGCGCTCGGAATAAATGATGTCGGCAGTTTTGGCCCGGGTGGGGCTGGGGTCGATATGTCTGGCGCCACGACTGGCATCACCGGGCAAACCGCGACTATGGGCACGGGTTTCAGCGGCGGCTTTGGTGGCGGGATGTTCGGCGCTACCGGCCCGCAAGGTGATGAATTTGGTGGCCACGGCATTGCGATGACGAGTCCAGGTACTCCTGGCGTGGGACCGGATGCGCTCGCCCCCGGCGCGCCGCAAGCGACACCACAAGACCTTGAACAGCTTGCAAACCCCGGAAGGGGCGATCTGGCGGACCCGATCGCCGGGCTGTTTGACAGCCCCTTTGGAACCAACCCCGGCGGACCTGTAGGGCCGGGAACCACGAGCGTTCTCAGTACCAGCGCCCAGCCATCGCCCGAAGATCAGGGAAGAATGGGAGGGGGCAACATAACTTTCACAGATCAGGCCGGCCAACAGCCTGGCCAGACCAATTTCGACACCGGAGGGTTTCAGGGCGGCGTGTCTGGCGACGGCGGTGGCGTTCGCTTTGGCGGCTCGCCTCTTGAGACGCTGTCGTTTGCCTCGCCCGGTGCGGCCGGCGGCATCCAGGAGGCGGACGGCAGCGTGGTGGATGCGCTGGCGCCCGGTGGGGTGCCGGGCACCGTAGCAGCCCCCTTCGATCAGGGAGTGCCCGGCGCAGGCGGTGGCGGTGGCGCCGGGACAACCAACCTCACACCCGACCAGGCCCTGGCCGCTGCTACAGGCGCAGTCGGTGGCGGCAACTTCGCTTCCCAACTCGGAAACTTTGCCGGCAATCTCGGCGGCACGGCGGGAGCCCCTCCGGGTTTTGTGTCGGATGCCTTAGCGCTCGGAGGGGCACCCGGAGGTGGGGCAAACTTTGGCGAGGCGGTTGGGGGTCTTAACGAAGATGCGATCAACCAGATACGGCAGGGTATTTTTGCGCGGTTCGGCATTGACCCCGCGACCCTGCCGCAGTGGCCGCAGATACTGTCCGCCATTGTGCAACGGCAGCAGCCAGGAGCCGCGGCATGAGTTTCTTCAGCGATTTGTTTGAAGGAAACTTCGGAAACCTGGGCAACGACCTCGCGCACGCGCCGTCGTCGTTCATCAATCACCCGGCTGACATGATTGAAACGGGGGCCGCCGCACTCTTGGTCGCCGCCCCGTTCCTGGCACCGGAGATTATTGGTGGGGGTGGCGCGGCGCTCGGGGCCGATGCGGCGTTAGGCGCGGCCGATCTTGGCGCGGCCGATGCCGCCTTTGGCGCGTTTGACACGGGGCTGTTCGCGGCAAATTCGGCTGATGCTGCCCTCGGCCTTGGGGGCGTCGATGCGCTGGCTAGCGGCGCAGGCGGCCTCAGCGCGTTCGCCGGGGATGCGCTCGCCGGATCCGCAGATGCGTTCACCGGGGGCGCGTTCGCCTCAGACCCCGGACTTTCGGCGATCGATACGGCATTCGGCCCGGCAGGGGGCGTGGGCGATACGGCGGCGGCGCCGTCATTTTCCCAAGGCGAAGAATGGTCGGGTTTGACGGGCGCTGGCGCGAATGCTTCAGCCGACAGCGGTGGCGGCCTGACAAAGACGCTCGGCGACACCATGAGCTCGCCATGGACAAAGCTCGCGCTTGGGGCCGCCCCGCTCGCGCTGGCGCTCGGCCGCGGGCAACCCCCGTTGCCAGGCCAGATCGACCCCGCGCAGGCCAATGCGTCTGCGCTGGCGAGCCAGGGGTCGAACCTCAATCCTGCCCAGGCGGCCACCGTCGCCCAGATGAAGCAAGACCTCACCAACCAGTGGCGGCAGGTGCTGTATAACCAGGGGGTGAAAGACATATCGAAGGATAGCCGCTGGCCCCAGATCGAGGCGCAGATCGATCAGCAGACCACAGCCGCCACGCAGCAGATGATTCAGCAGAACATCCAGAACTCGCTTGCGGGCGATGCCCAGCTGATCCAGATCGCGCAGATGCAGATGAATGCCGACCAGAACTTCACCAATACGCTTGTCAACGCTACTGCGGCGTTCGGCCGAGTGGCCGGCGGCGGCAATACCATCACGTTGAAGGCGGCATGATATGGACGTGGATTTCAGAGAATATAAGCACAACCTGGTAACGCGCGCTTTGTCGGCGTGCGGTATTTATCCATTTTTTTCTGACCCTCACGATGAGGCGAGTTGTTGCGGCCTGATCCTTGGTAGGCTCGCAATTATTATGATTGTGCACACCAAACAATCGTCAATCCCACGCATCTCGATCGAAAGGATTCGCGATGCCTGAAGCCGACGCCCTCGCCCTTCCGTCCGACGCGCTGGCGATGCCGGCGCCGCCGGACCTGTCCGGTATCGACCGCAACATTGAGGATATCCGCGGCTCGATGGGAGCGCGCAACAAGACGCTGCAGGAGCGCGAGACCGCGCTGGAGCCGGTTCGGCAGAGTCAAATCCGTGAGGTGCGCCAGCCGCTGCCGCAGGCGCCGCAGATGCAGAAGCCCCCGCCAGTGCCCGGGCAGCCCAAGGAACAGGCGGCCGATGAGGTATGGCTGGCGACCGTCGGGGTGCTCGGCGCCATAGCGGGCGGCCTGACGCGCAATCACGCCACCAACGCGCTCGCCGCCATGACGGGCGCCATGAACGGCTACCAGGAGGGGCGGAAGGACAAGTTCGAGGAGAACTTGAAGCAGTGGAACGCCGAGAACAAGCGCATCCTGGAAACCAACCAGGCCTCGCTAGACCAGTACAAGGCCACCCTGGAAAGCCGGAAGCTTGCGCTTGAGCAGAAGGCGATGGAGCTGCAGTTGACGGCCGCGAAGTACGACGACCGCGCCGTCATGCAGGCGGCGCAGCAACACGACTTCGAGACGCTCGGCCGGCTGCTGGAGCAGCGAGCCAGGTTGGGAACGGAGACGGAGCGAACCAGTGCCCAGCTCCTTCAGCAACACCAGCAGTGGCGGCAGTCTGAGGAGAGACTGAAGCTCGACCAGCGGCGGCAGGATGAGACGGAGCGGCACAATCGGTTCACGGAGGGGCAGGGTCAAGAAGCGGCGATAGAGTCCCGCGCGCAAGCGATTGCGGAATACAAGCTGCCGCCAATCACTAATCCGCGCCAGCCTCTCGATCGTCAAACAATGGCCCGCGTGATGGAACTCAACCCCGACTACAGCGCGCCGCGCTATCAGGGCGATGTGTCCGGCGAGCGCAGTGTCGGCACTCGTAATGCTCAGATGGAAAACATCTCGCGTAAGCTTGCGTCACTTGTGCCGGATGCTATCGCGGCTTCGGACGCCGTGCCGCGCGGCTCCTGGGTAAAACTCAATGAGTATATTCAAGCCGTACGGAGAGGGGTAAGCAATCCGCCTATTGCGGCGTTCGACACTCAAAACCTTGCCTTGGCTGAATTGTGGGCGAGGGCGATGAAGCCGACCGGCGTGCTTGACGTCGACCTTCAGCGGCGTGCGCTTGAAAACTTGAGCACAGCCAAGAGCCCGCAAGCCTACCGCACGATACTGAACCAGATGGTGCGGGAGATTCAGCGCGAATTCAAAGCGACGCAAGAGCAGCGCGCCGGAACGCCGATGACGGTCCCCGAGGTGCCGGGCGCGTTTGTTCCGAAGGGCCAGAAACCGCTCAGCGGGGCACAGGGCGCATCAGGACCGAAGCAGTCGCGTGACGTCGGCGACGGCTGGACTGTCGAGATGGGGCCATGACGGATTTCATCTTCACCAGTCCGGACGGCCGCAAGTTCACGGTGCATGGGCCGGAAGGCGCATCGCTGGATGATGCGCAGGCCAAGTTCGGCGAAGTCAAGCAGTCCCATCCCGAGTGGTTCGAAACTAAGGAACCCACGGAGAAACCCGAACCCTCATCGCTGGTCGATTTCTTTCACTCCTTTCCGCGCGGCGTCGTGTCTGGGATCATCTCGGCAATGTCCTCCTCGGGGCAGGCAGAGGCGACATTGCAGGGCGTGGAGGGCGTGCCGGGCCAAGAAGAGTCGATGGGCATTGTGGAGAAGAATGTCACCGGCAAGATGCACGAGCCGGAGACAACGGCGGGCCGATATGGCGCATCGATCGGCGAGGCAGTCGGCAACCCGGCAAGCTATGTCGGGCCGGGAGGGCTGCCGCTGAAGATAGGATCGGCGGCGCTCAGCGGCGCAGGCGCGCAGGCTGGCGAGGAACTGACGGGCAGCGGCGTGGGCCGCCTCATCGGTGGGGTGGCCGGCGGACTGCCCGGCGCTGCCGCTGCGGCGCAGTCGCCTCGTGTGCCAAATATACCGCCTCGCAGGGCACCCTTCGTGCAGCAATTGCGCGACCGCGGCATCGAGCCGACTGCAAGTAAAGTCACCGGCAGCCGCACCCTTGAGCATTTGGAAGAGTTGGGCGATTTATCCGTGAGCGGATCGGCATCCCGGAATAATCAGGCTGTTTCTGATGCTTATACGAGGAGCGGTGCGCTAGAGGGGGTGGGGGAACATCTTCAGCCCGGAGAACTTCTCGAGCCTGACGTATTTCAGCGAGTCGAACAGCGGTTAGGGAATACGTTTGAAAGCTCAGCTCAGCGATTGCCGGTGAATTATGATCAGGCGCTCGGCAATGAATTGGCGAAAATCGTTCAAGATGCTTTTGCTGAAGGGCTTCCAGCCCAAATAACCGATCGTATTGCGGCGCAAGCAGCCGCTATCAACAATGGATTTATAACGCGGGCCAGTGGCCGCGGCGTCATGCCTGGGAAAAATTACCAGGCAGCAACGCGAAAGGGCACGCCGCTGCAGCGTGCCATGGATGATCCTGATCCGAATGTAGCCTATTACGCGACACGTATTCGTGGGGCGCTCGACGATGCGATGGAGCGCGGTGTTGATAGGGCTGTAAAAAATGCGTTTTCGCGCGGGAGGCCTGGGGGGCCAGCGCAGGCGAGGGCTATTGAGCTGGCGCAAGCCCAACAGGATCTGAAAGAAGCCCGTCGTCAGTGGTACAATTTAATTGTTCTCAAAAAGTCGGTCTCCGGTGCTGGGGAGGCGGCGGCGGAAGGTACGCTATCGCCGGCAAAGCTCAGACAGGCTCTCACTGGCACGACTGATGCTAAGTTGGCGTATGCAGCCGGTCGCGGTGGCGGGCTTCAGGAGCTGGCGCGTGCCGGTGTCAAGGTGCTGACTCCTCTGGGGAGAAGTTCAGGCACGACGGAGCGCGCACAGGCAACGACATTGTACGGTCAGGCCAAGGGCGTTGCCGGGAATATAGCCAACTCACCTCGCGGGCAGGCGCGGTTGAAAGAGCGCCGCGTGGTGCCGATTCAACAAGCGATACCGCAGGCGACCATTCCCCTGGTGCGCGGCGGCATTGTGGGCGACCCGCTGGCGGCGCGCGATGATGAGGACGCGCTGGCGCAATGAGCGACGCGCTTGCCATAGGTTCGGATGATGCGCTGGCTATGACGCACCAGCCGGAAGGGCCGAATCCGGTTCCTCCGATTGTCGGTTCTGCGGCGAATTTCGCCAGCGGCGGCATGCAAAGAGCTCTTGGGCTGCCGAATAATTTCGTCGGCCGGGCATTGCAGAACCCGGACAATTTCGCTGCCGCGCCCGGGCTGGGGATATTGAAGTGGGGGAATCAGGCATTGGCACCTACTCGCGCAAGCAGTCCCAGGACTTGGACCTCTGAGAGAGTGGGCGCTCTTCGCAAACACGTCGAAGAGGGCAACACTCTTAAAAGTTTTGAAGGGGGAACTAACCAGAATCTAACCAGAGCTTCTAAGCTCTACGGCGTGGAATCACCTGGGATATACAAAGGTGGTCGACCAAAGACTCACTCAGCAGAGACAGTGCAGAGGATTGATGAACTCAGAAAGCTAGGGCACACGCAGGGTGAGATATCTGAAAAGACGGGACTCTCAGTAGACCAAATTAAAGGCATATTGCACGGGAGAATAAAAGCAAAGATGGCGTCGCAACGCGTGCGTCCGCCGTCTGAGTGGGACAAATCTTTATCTACAACAACCGATCTATCGCTGCCGAGGTTTGAACTGCCCGCAGCGCCAGCGGAAGACATCAACCCCGCCGAGCTGCAGCAGTTCCTGAAGCTGTTTTCCGTGAAGGACAAATGACCAAGCCCCGGAAACCCAAGGCAGACGACTTCCTGGCCGACCTCAAGGCGGCGGTCAGGGCTGTGATTACCGACAGCAAAGCGACCAAGCGCGATATCAATGCTGCGGTCGCCAACGGGGCCAAGCTGCTGCAGATCGAACACAAGATTAACCCAGCCGAAGCGGAGGACTTTTTCGGATGAGCGCACAACCCCCGCCGACCCTCCCCCAGAGGGACATGTTCGAGAATGTGCAGGCGTTCCCTGCGGCTGCTCCACAGGTGCGGCCGTCGTTCCGCATCGAGCCCGAGCCCGGCCCTGCCCGCGAGGAGGACGTCGGCCCGGCGCTGCTCGAGATGGCGCAGGCGATCGCCCGCATTTGCGCAACTAGGATTCTGCTCCTACTAGCGGTCATCACGGCATCGGGTGTATGGTCGTTCTGTGTTTACGAGCCTACGCAACTGCGGATTATCGCGGCTGCCGTGTTCTCAGGTCTGACCGTGTTCCCGTTGGTGTTCCTCTATCTCCGGAAAGGATAGGTCATGAAGGCCTTCAACATAATCTGGCAAGCCGCTGTTGCTGCTGCGGTTTTGGCTGTCGCTGCGGTGGTGTTTCTGGCTGGCCCGTCGCGGTCGCAGCCGACTGCATCGCTGCCGTTTGCCACCGCTGTCACGGTAGCGAACTCCTCCACTCTGGTTGTGGCTGCCAACCCGTCCCGGAGGGGACTCAAGATTTGCAATGTTGGTGCCACCAACGACGTGTGGATTGCCCCGATCAATACATCAGGGGCGCCGATCGTTGTGGCAGCCTTGGGCGCTGGATCGTTCCTGCTCTCCCGCAATTCCGCGGCTGCCGCGAACGTCACCAATAACTGCCTCAACATGCCGGCCGATGTTGGTGGTGCGGCTGTGGCGACGGCAGGCTTCAACGGCATCACCAATGCGTCGACTTCGCCAGTCACGGTGTGGGAGTACTGAAACCCGCCCCAAAAGGAAAAACGCCGGAGGTATTTAGGTATGGGCGGAGTCACCCTCAATTCCCGGTCGCAGCTGATGCACGCGTTCGGCAATGTGACCGGCACGGCTATTCCGGTTCTGACGGCGGCCAACTTTCTCTTGCAGGCCCCCAACCCCGGGCAGCGATGCGGCATCTACCGGCTGATCACTACCGTCCTGGCTGCAACCACGCTGACGATTCAGGACACGACACCAACCGCGTTGAGTCAGGCAATCCAACTTGCGGCCAACGGGTCGATCGTTCTCGACATGCCCGACAACGGCGATTTCTGGTGGCAGGGCGCTATCGGGCAGGGCATTCAATTCACTCTGGGGACATCCACCACATGCGGCTTTGATGTGTGGTGGTATCCAACGGTGTAAACATGAGCACAATGGGCGGCGGTGGCGGTAGCACCGAATTCGAAAAGCTGATCCAGCTGGCGGCGTTCATTCAAACGCCCGCGGCGCTCGACCGTGTGAAGCAATTGCAGGCGCTTGAGGTCTCCTCGAAAGAGGCGCTCGAAAAAGCTCAGGCTGTAATTGATCGTGCGGCAGCCGCACAGGCCGAGCTCGACAAAAGAGCGGCGGCCATCAAGCAGAAGGAAGATGCGTTGGAGAGGGACCGGGCGGCCCACAATCGACGCGTTGCCGGATTGAGTAAAGCGCTGAGCGATCATCGATGAGCGCGATCGGCGGCGCACAGCAGTCGGTCAAGACGCATTCGCAGATAACGGCGGGAGCGCCCGGCGGTGGGCCGCCGCCCCTGACAGGCGCCTTGTCCACGCAATTCAACGCGCAGTTCGGCGGCCCGCCCACCCCCGGCCTCGGGATGTTGAATCTGATCATGTTTGGATAGTCCATGGCCTTCTCCGTCAGCACACGCTCGGCGCTTGACGGAGCTGGCGCGACAATCCCCGGCGGCGTTGACTTTATCGATGTCAGCGGCACGGGTGCCGGCCCGTGGATCATCGCCAAGGTCACCATCGACCCGGCCGGCGTTAACACGCAGTTCGTTCTCGCGAACAATGCCGCCAAATGTGACATCTCATCGATTAACGGCGTTACCACAGCCACAGGTCATGGGACAGCCGCTGGTGCACTCCGGGTCGAGCTGCCCACCGACGGCACCGGCCAGGTCAATGTAGCCAACTTCCCGGCCACGCAGGCGGTTTCTGGCACCGTAACGGTTACGCAAGCCACGGCCGCGAACCTCAACGCCACCGTTACCGGCACCGTCGCCGCGACTCAGTCGGGCACTTGGACGGTCCAACAGGGCACGCCGCCGTGGACGGTTAACGCCACCCTCTGGGCGGGCGGCACGCTTGGCGCGATGGCGAACTACGGCACCTCGCCGGGCGCCGTCTTGGTGCCGGGCGTCAACGCCTTCATCACCAACGTTCCGGCTGTTTCGCAATCCGGCACCTGGAACATCGGCACCGTCACTACGGTCACCGCAGTCACCGCGATCACGAATGCCTTGCCCACCGGGGCGAACGTCATCGGGGCGGTCACGCAAAGCGGCGGGCCGTGGTCAGTGTCCGGCACCGTCACGGCCAACCAGGGCGGCGCACCGTGGACCGTCAACCCAGGCACCGCGGCGAATTGGGGCGTCGGAGCGACGGGCGCCGCGGTCCCGGCCAATGCCACCTTTAATTCAGGTATCGCCAAGACAGCACTTCCGGCCGCCGCATCGGACGGCAATTTGACCGGGAAGATGGTCGATAAGTTCGGCCGCCAGGTCGTGCTTGCCGTGGCCGTCGACGTGTTGCTCACGATGAGCATGATCAGGTCATTGAACACACCAGCGGCGCCAGCCGTGACGATCGTGGTCTCGGTGGTTGACGCGCTGATCGTGGTCGTTTGCGTGCCGACAAGGTCGCGAATC